AACCACAAAGAGTTTGTTAGACATTGTTAGCCAAGATCGTTCTCTGTCAATCGACCCTCTGAAGCCTCTGTAATCGCTTTGTGCCATTTTTTAGGGATTCCGTTACGCATCTTCCAGGCATAAGCAGTTACATACTTAACACCAATTTTGGCGCATAGGTTCTTGATTGTTCCGAACTCGGTCATCAATTTGTCAAAAGCTGTCGTTTCCATGTTTTCTCCTATGTTGGTCTTTTATTCTACATCAATGCAAAAAAACAACAAAGTGTAGAAAAGCAACACATTAGGGTTTGTCCTAGTAAATAAAGTTTGCAAATCTCTACATTTGTGGATTAGTATCTCTACATGGCAACAATTTTTAACAACACAAAAGGAAACAAAATGAAAGTACAAGCAACTAACAAACAAGGTCAAATTATTGTTGATTTTGTATCTAACGAAACTCGCAATATTGCAACAAATGATGCAATTTGCCGTTGCTACGCTCAATGCGTTAGCGTATTTGCAATTTATGTTGATGGTGTTTTAGATTGCTTTAGCGAAACATCTGACAAATTTGCATTTTCAAAAACAATTTAAGGAAACAAAATGGAAAACAAAATAGTAGAAGTAGTCGGTGTAATTATCCTAGGCATGGTTCTAGGCGCTATGTTTGCATGGGGGTTCTAATGTATAACAATAACTCATACTACGAAGCTCCATACAATGACCAAGCAGATAGCGAAGAAATCCAAGAGCGTATTGATTACGATCTTAAAAACGATAACTATCCGTATTCTGAAGCTAACATTCTTGATGCTATTCAAGATGATGGCTTAGTAAAATGCCTTGCTACATTGTCAGACCTTTTATCACAAGGTAAAACTGCTGAAGCTGGTGTAGTATTATCTTCTACCCTGTACACATACTGGGAAGATAGAACAACTCGTGAAGTAGAAAACAATATTTAAGGAAAAACAAATGTCAGTATTTATTAAGTTAAACAAAGCACGAATCAAACTACAAAATACAGAGCTTAGTAAGTCTGGTCACAATAAGTTTGCTGGATATAAATATTTTGAGTTAGCTGATTTTTTGCCTACAGTACAAAGCATATTTGCAGATCTAGGATTATGTGGATTTGTATCTTACGGAACAGACATCGCCAGCTTAACGATTGTAGATACAGAAGATAATAGCAACATTGTTATAACAAGTCCTATGGGATCAGCAGCTCTTAAAGGATGCCATGAAGTACAAAATATTGGCGCAGTAGAAACATATCAGCGTAGGTACTTGTGGGTTACTGCAATGGAGATTGTAGAACACGATGCGCTAGATTCATCTGAGCCAATAAAAGAAGAAGTGTCAATAGACTTCTACATTGCAGAGTTACAGGCAAAAGATAGTCCTGCCGATTTGCGCTCCGCCTACGCTCTATCATACCCTAAATTCAATAAGAATAAGGCTGAACAGGCTAAATTAATTGCAGCTTACGAAAAAATGAAAGCGAAATTTAATGAAACTAGCCCAGGAACAACCTGATAATGTCTGTCTTGATTGTGGAGATAAATGGGGCGCTCATAGGCTCAACAACAATGAAAGCCATCGTATATGGATAGATCGGTGCGATGTTTGTTTAGATATGAGAGCAGTAGCAGACGCTTCAGAATATGGGTATTTAAAGGAAGGCTGGGATGGTGGAAAGGAAATGGTGTGTTAGTTGTCAGGTGTCTAGACCAGCTAGTGATTTTAAGTTGGTAAGGTCTGGCAAAACAAGTAGGTGGAAGTGTGGAGTATGTCTTAATAGAGAAGCAGTAGCTAAATACAAAGGAAAAAACAAATGAATGATTATGTATATACAAAAGCTGGAACGGATATTGTTTTAAGATGGCAAAGACTTTATGGCTATGTACCAGCCAGCGAGCAAGCGCATTACAAAAAGAAATGGGCAGACTTTAGAGAAAAGTGCGCTAAGACTTTAGATGATATAGCGCCACCATATAAAAAAGATGTAGTTAATTTAAGGTTCAAACAAAAATGATAAACAAACATTGCCTAGATGCGTTTAATAAATTAGAACAGTCTGTATATCATCCGCAAGAATATTTTATGCTAGGATGGAACGCTGCGATTGATGCTATGTCTGCTGAGTTTTCTCGTAAATGGGAGATGGATGAATTGTCAGATATACCAATGCTTACACAACCAGTTAATGAATCAATGGAAGATAAAGAATGAAAAACTACAATGACTACTCAGAGATTTGCTTAGATGTTCAAAGAATGTTTAAGAAATACTATAACCATAGCTTAAAAAGCGAATGGGTAGAAGCAGCAAAGGTAGCCAAAGAAATGTCACAATTAACTACACAAATGAAAGATTTAGCTAATGATCGAGCAAGGGTCTAAAGAGTGGTTAGAGTTACGATTAGGCAAGGTAACAGCTAGTCGTATTACAGATGTATTAGCCAAGGGTAAGTCTGGTGAAGCTGTTACTAGGGAAGATTATCGGTATGAGCTAGTAGTTCAGAGGCTTACTGGAAATCCTGGAGAATCATTTACTAATGCAGCAATGGAATGGGGTACAGCTACAGAGCCTCAAGCTAGGATTATGTATGAAGCAAAAGCTGGAGTATTCGTTAATCAAGTTTCTTTTATCGACCATCCTAGTATTGATAATTATGGATGTAGTCCTGACGGGCTTGTGGATAGTGATGGGTTAATTGAGATTAAATGTCCATCTAGTAAGAATCATATTAAGTATTTAAACGCTGGTAAACCACCAGCTAAGTATGTCCCACAGATGCAATGCCAGATGGCAGTAACAGGCAGACAATGGTGCGATTTTGTATCGTTTGACCCTAGACTACCACCAGACTTGCAGTTGTTTGTAGCAAGGCTTGATAGGGATGAGGAGTACATCAAGTCTATGGAAGTAGAAGTAATTAAGTTTTTAACAGAAGTAGAAACAATGTATACACAACTAAAGGAAAGAAATCATGGCATTAAGATATGATGTAATTTGTAAGAACGGCAGCTATACAGACAAAACTGGTGCTGAAAAGACCAAGTGGCTAAAAGTAGGGGTTTGTATGGATACTAAACAAGGTGGTCTTGCGCTTAAAATTGAGTCATTACCAATAGGATTTGATGGATGGCTTAGTTTGGCAGAGCCTAAAGCAAAGGATAGCTTTACACCTCGTGGTAATGATGAAATGCCAAAAGCAAAGGATAGCTTTACACCTCGTGGTAATGATGAAATGCCAAAAGCAAAGGATAGCTTTACACCTCGTGGTAATGATGAAATGCCAAAAGCAGCATTGGATGATGTACCATTTTAAACAATTAAGGAAACAATATGAAAAAGATTATTTTAGGTGCAGTAACATATATGTTACTAATGGCTAATGTGTACGCTTGCCAGACCACTACTTATATCATTGGTGGAAAGGTGTCTATCTGTACTGTTTGCCCTCAGTATGTTTATTGCACATGAACGGAATTACAGAGTGGGTAGTTCGTATGTTAAGAAGTGGACATACAATTATTGAGATTGAAGAAGCGATACTTGCTGAACTGGAAACAGTAAAGAAAGCTAAACCGCTACTGATTGCTCAAAAAGAATCAAACCACGCACCATAATTAAGAGATCGGCTTAATACTTCACGAGCTGCTGGCAGACCAGTTACCGATCAGTCTGCTACTGCTTTAATCCAATCTTGGAGCGATACTAATTGTTGGGTAGTTTCAGCGCATTGTCCAATAAATATTGGGTCTGTGGTTTTTTCATCAACTCTGTAGGTGGAGTTGGGTAAGCTGGGCAGCTTACTGGAGTCTGTGTGGCGCAAGCTGTTAGCATAATAGTTACGCAAAGCAATAATTTTAGTTTCATATTCACTCTTGATGTTAGTAGCTATTAACTTATTCTTTTGCTCTATCTGTTGATTAATTTTCTCTTGTGCAAGTGCAGATGCCTCTAGCTCTGCTTTAAACGCATCAAAGCGCTCTTTTTCTGCTGAGTAGCCCTGATAGTAGCCAAAGCCAAGCAAAGCGCCTACAAGCACGACTATGCCTAGTAGTTTATATAGCGGATTTATAAGCCCAAACACTTTTTATGTTCCTCTTGTCTGCGTTTTGTTAGTCCAGCTAGGGGTTTACCCTTAAACTGATTCCAGCGCAATATTTGATTGCAAGCCCCAATGTAATCACCATTATTCAATTTCTTAACTAATGTTGATTTGCAAAAAGCATTAGCACCAATATTGTAGGAAAGGCTGATATACACATCATACTCATTTTGAGATAGCGGAACTGTAACGCATGACTTTACTGCTCCTTCATACGACTGCACATCTTTCATAGCCACTTGGAGAGCTTTTTCTGGTGTCGTTCTATCTCCCAGCTTAACTCCCGATGTAGTTCCAAAACCAATCGTAGGTAC